CTGTATATGAACATATGGGATTGCAATTAATTATGACACCTCCAGACAAAATTGATACCACAAGTCTACTAACCATACTGGGCGTCATCGCTGCGGTTTGGGCTCTTATAACTCCAAATGCACGTCTTCGCTTGCGGTTTTGTCTGGCTTGGTGGGATTGGGCAATTATTGTTACTTCATTTATCCTAAGTAATTACTTAGTATTTGCGCCAACTTTGAAAGCATTGGGTTTATATTTTAGCTTTGGCCCTTGGATGTGGGGATTAGATAGTTCAAGTGCCGTATATCTTATATTACTTACTGTATCAATTTATCTTTTAGTTCGCTTAAAAAATCCAAAACTTTCATCTAGCAGGACAAAGATATTTCTCGAGTTAGTCGAAAATTTACACCTAACTAAAAAATATGATGATCTTGCTCAATTGCTTGCGCCGCAATTAGGGAGGCTAATATCAATAATTGATAAACCAGCAAAGCGGAGCTTTCTTAATAAAATTGCCGAAAAACTTCGGTTAACTAACAGTGATACAGCTGCCGAACATTCACGCGAAGCATTAATAAATATTGTTTCCTCACCTGAACTCACAAATCATTTTGCTCTTGCTCATCCCTCTCTATGCTTAGAGTTAATCAAGATTGAGTCAAAAATTCGTTCTGATTTTACTTATAATTTCATGAACTCATTGCTCAGTTCACCTAGCAGTCGTCTATATGTTGAACTAAAAAATAATCTCAACACAAGACGAGGGCATCGCTTGTTGATTCCCGAAAGCAACCGTATCTTACACTTTTTCTTCTCTAACGCCAAGTTTGCTGATCAAACACAGATCTATCAAGATATTGGAAACAACCTTTTCTGGAGACTTGATGAGGATGAAAGCCTTATAAAAAACCTTAATAAACCATTAGGTTCCTACAATGAGGTGTCTAAGTACAAGTGTCCCATATATTCTGGCGTCACTATGTTTGAAATCATGGTTCATGAGGGTATTCATCAGGGGCATCAAGATCACCTGTGGCTTCATTGCTATGAACATTTTGCAGATAGAATTTTAAAGAATATGGACAAACAAACAAATGAACACATTGGTGAGTGGGATACTCCTTTTCATTACCTGTTATGTCACTTATTCAGTGTTGCTACTGATTGGGCAGAACAAAGTGCATATATTGATGAAAAGGATATTTCTCAAGAAAATACAAAAAACAATGTGCACTTCGACAAGCACTACATTTCAAAAGAATCTACAAAATTACTTGGTAACATGCTGCAAAAAACCATGCCCAATAATAAATTAAGTTTGTCAACTAGAAGGAGAATTTTGAGTTCTGTTGTATCTTGTTATATTAGATTGAAAAGAGATAAGAACTTAAGTGATATTGCTTCGTCATTATTAAATTATGCTACCAAAGGCGATTTAAACTCCGCAAGCCCGAATTACTGCAGAACACTACTAGAAATATTTAACACTCTCGATGATTATCAATTGAAGAGCGAAGCAAAGGAGTTTAGAGCAGCAATTGAATCGGCAATTCAACAACGGCCTAACCCACTGAGCTACACCATCTAAGGTTGACACCGTCAGCCCCTGTCGATTCACGGACTTGTGGGGCTGTATCGCCGATTCACCGGTGTCGTTCGCAGCAGTCCTACCGTTTTCTGCCACTTGAGCTTTACGTGTTCACCAAACGCTTACAAGCCAAGATCTTCAAATACTCTCCGAGGGTTGAGGAGAGTTTTCATTCAGACCTAATTAGATGTATGGAATCATTTAATCGTTGTGGCCACGGGGCAGTGACAACAATGGCTATAACCAGAAGGATAATGAATCCGTGACCACAACGTTGAGACCACTGAACGGATTAATGTACTTGGCCCTACATGTCTGCCGGTTCTGCCTCTGTGATGCAAAAACCAGTGGTCTCAACGTTGCGTGCTGGCTCACCTAACCAGCCGGGTTACGTCGCCATTTTTAACCCAAAACTAAACGACATAAGTAACAGAAATGACGTAACAGGATAGACGGTCGGGCCTTTGGGAGCCGGGATGTGTTGGACATAAAACCCAACCGCCCATTCTGTTACCTCATCGGTAAGGGCACTGGTTAACCAGATGCCCTACCTGCGTTTTGCAATCACACTCGCTTAGTGTGTCCCATTTCGGTGACGAGGCTGGAAACTGACCTCGCTGGTGTTTAGCTTTTTAGGCTACTGCCAGGTACTGATTGTCGTTTGCAGTTATCTTTAAACGTTCAAACAGTCGCGTTTCAACGAAAACAAGCCAATCATAGTTGTATCAATTTAATAAGTAAATACTTACCTATTATTTCATACGTCAGTTTGATCATTTTTTGATCAGTTCTGGCTTCTCATCCTGCGTCCGTTGGATTGTGGCCGTTAAACATTTGACTCTGATCAATCGCACTTTCTTAGATCTGTAGCAGTCACCTGTTCTACGTTGTTAATACATTTTGTCGTCTATGAACGTATAAGTGATTCACACAATTTTACTTATCCATCCTTCGATAACATCATAGGCCACATAGCTTTTCGCGATAACAGTTGTCGCTATTACAAAGAGCCATTTATGCTTTCCCACAAATCTTTTCACCTTTTCATATTTACTCAGTGATCCCTCGTAATACTCAATCAGAGTAATCCACTGCTGAATTTGCTCTTTATAATGATTACAAAGATTTTTATTTATTTGGGCTTGCTGCAACGACCGACTCCTAGACAACCAACCACCAGTAACTGGTGGCTTAATTTCAGGCAGTTCAGTATCAAATTTAGTACGTTGTTGGTTAAGCCGATCAACAACAACACGAAGTTCATCTGCGGTGAGATCATTACGAGCATAAATATCTTTCAGTTGAGCTAGTGTCATATGAAGCACTCTTTTGGTTGATGACATTAATTATACCATCTTCAGATATGCTCTGTAGGAGTCGCCCCGTGGAGCTACAGAAATGTAAGTTACGGGCAAACTTCTTAATCAAGTCATGACAGATGATGAAGCCAAGGGCGACGCCTCCAAAAAAAGACAATACGATGTATGGAATCATGAGTATTCTCCTGCTTCAATCAGTTGCTCAAGCAGCTCTCGCCCTTTATTCGTTAACTGGTAGTTCTCTGCCTTTCCTTCCGGTTCGACATTGGCCACCAGATTCATCTGTTCGAGCTTGGCTCGTGTCTTGGGTTTCCAGTTAGCGTAGAAACATGACCATTGGCTGATTTCACGCAGGGTTTCCTTCTCTCGCTTACTCAGGACGATCATCGCCAGTCTCCTTTAGCGTGTCAGTAATGTCGATGATGCGGTATATGCGGCCACGTTGTATTTCTTCACCCCGAAACGAACAAACGGGTTCAGCATAAGTGACACCATTCTTTGTTCGAAGTCATCTATACTGGCCAACGCCTCTTTCTTGGCGTTCGTTCCCATTGTTTTAATGACGTCCAGCTTATGTTTAAGCGCGATCAGCTTCTCCATTAGTCGGTCTTCTCCTTTAAGGTTTCTTTGATAAGTTCTGAATAAATCTCGCTGGCATCGGGCAGTCGGCCAGTTTCAGCAACGGTCGAAGATTGGCGCTTCCCTTTAATTCCACTGTAGATAGATGCACTGCCTCTCTTCGGCTGCAGGGTTCTTGCTGTTCGGTTTCTCTCCTCCACCTCTTCAATGAGCGCCGGCATATCGACGAAATACAGCGACTCACCTTGCCGGATTTCCTCCACCATCATTTTTAGCGCCTGGCATTTTCCGGTCGAAATAGCGGTCGCACAGGAGGTGAACGATGACGCCGGCAGTCGCTTCTCTTTGAAGGCAAGGATCGTGTGCTGACAGACGGTGTAGCTGCAGAACGAGGCATGTCCGTTAGGCTTCACTTCCGGGCAACGCAGCGAGTAGCCGTTAAGTCCAGAGATCGAAGGGATTTTTGATAAGTCAGTTTTGGTAGCCATTTCTCTAAATGATAATCTTGTACTTACTTATTACTAAGTTTAAATAACTCTGTACGGGGACACAGTACATAGTTACGGCTTACCAGGTGGCCCAGCCGGTCATCTTGTCACTTGCGGCTTCGTATCGATAAGGGGTTAGCAGGTCGTTTGCAGCATGAACGGCGTGGGATTTGGATTCCTGAATCAGCATAGGCATTTCATTGGCCAACCGACTGATCTTACTTGCGTATTGCGCCAACACACCATCACAGACGCGGCCAGCCTCAACGATAACGTTGATTAAATCCAGGTCACTACGACACAAGTCGCAGATACGCCCATAGTCCAGCTCACGAACACGCGCTATAGCCTTGTTGTAATCTCCAGAGACAATCATTTCCAACAAGCCTGGTGGTGCCACCAGATCTACATTGCGTTTTTCAACATCGGGAGAAGTCATGACGCTGACGAAAGCCTCTCCTACTGTCTCACATTTGCTTTCTACGGCTCTTAGAGTCACGTTCACGCTCTTCTCAAGGGATTCTCTGCTTTCCATCTGGTAGCAGTTTGAGAAGATGATTTTGTCGTCATACCAGGCGCCAAAACGCGCGACTGGCCCAATGCCGGCCTCAAGCGACGGGACGATGAAGGCAACCAGAGCTACACGCTTTTGAACAGTACCGGGCATTTCAGGCGTCTTTGCGTACCACACCAATACCGACGTATGTGTCGCCCCTTCTTTGAGAGGAATGCAGGATAGCGCATTCGATATATGCTCTGATGCCGTGTTGAATGAGGCATCGATGATGCTCTCCAGTTCTCCCTCGCCAAGCTCTACGCCTGACTTCTTGATCATCTCTAAAACTGCCTGTTCGATACCTTTTTTCATGTGATGTCCTCCACAACCAGAGATTAAATTATTACATTAAAATATGTAAGTAGCTACTTATCAAAAGACGGCGAAGAGGGACATAATGGCTACAACCCAACACAGCAGTGCATAGGCCACAAGAGCGTTTAGCTCGGAGCGAAACTATCTATCAATACTTAACCTTACTAATGCTGTTCGTACTCTGCTAACATCTTAAAGCGCATAGCAATGTGCCAGGGTATTGACCACCCTGATTGATAACAAACGCCATAAAATTAGAATGCGTTTTGCATAGAAGAGGAAGGTATGACTTTGTGGACTGACTCATATCAAAGTTCAATTGACTCAATCAGTAATTATATCGAAAATAATTTCACGCCTTATAATGATATTCCTGATAATTTATTTCAACTAGATGATTCGGTTTTGGCCGATTGTATAATCGTAGTCGCATGGCGTTACTTTAGAAATCTATACAACAATCGTAGAGACTCGCTCAACAAGTATACATTATATAATCAAAGAATTTCAAATCAAGGCAACACACCTAGCTTACAAGAATTAATGGATGATAAATTTCGGTTTCTTAATGTAATATTAAGAATTATATTTGAATATAACTTTTGGGCCTCTGACGATTTTGGCCCACCAATGTTTTTACGACCCGAGATTTTAGAAAAATTAGACAAGCTTAAACCAGCATCGGAGTTCCCAGTGAATTTCATTTGGATCGAGCGTTCTATGCCTGCGGCTTTGACAAAGGATTTATTATTATCAGAAGAATTCTCAGCTTTAAGAATGATTGCAGGAAGCGTAGGTCTTTTTGAAGAAAAAATCACAACAGAGATAAAGAGAGGGTTCAGTGATGTAAACAAAGAGGCTGATGCTCTTAAAAACAATATTGAAGTCCTTATAAAATCTGCTGGCGCTACAGTACAGTCTCTCGCAGAATATGATGAAAAACTTAAACAGTACAAAAGTGAATATAACTTCGTTCTGTTGAGTAAAGCTTTCTCAAATCTTTTGAAAACCAAAAAAGCAGAATACGTCACAAATCACAGAAGTGTAATTATTTTTTCTTCATGGCTGATTGCTACACCTTTATTTGCCTTATTGAATCACGTCTATAATTTCTTCCCCGTGGAATTTAATTTAAATGCATTATTCTATTATCTGCCAATATTATCATTAGAATTGTTATTTTTTTATTTTATGCGTCTATATTATATTGAGGGCAAGGCCATCAAGGCTCAGATACTTCAAATAGAACAGCGCCTTAGTCTATGTGAGTTCATACATGATTACGTGGAGACAAAAAACAATTCAGGCTCTGAAAAGGAATCATGGTCGTTATTTGAAAAGCTAATTTTCAGCCCTATACAAGTTTCTTCTGAAAATATACCTTCCTTACTAGATGGTGCATCATCGATTGCAGAGTTGGCAGGAAAAATTCTATCTAAAGAAGCAAAATAACTATTGTTGGCTGCCGTGGCAGCCAACAATATACTCACGAATTAAACACTTTTATACCGATAACCTTGCTTTGTAGCTCCAGTTGCTTAGAGTAGGGTTTTGCACGATAGTAGGCTTTGAGAATTTGTTCCTGGGTGGCCTCTCCGGGATCTAACCCTTCCTCTCCCAGACAGGCTATTTTCACATTTAACCCTATACTGGTTAATCGTCTGGCGGCCGCCATTGTGTTTCGGATCGCTTGCTTCTCGCTATCCCACATCATGATGACGTTTCGCAGACCATCTGCCTTTAACGACAGAAACGCCCCCAACTGGTCTTCTGCGTCTACAGTCGTGTTTCCGGACAGATGCATCCCGAACGTGCCAATGGGCTCTACGTAGTCCCGAAGCGTCTCTTCGTCGAATATGGCGCGCTTAACCCCCATGACATCGAAAGCCCCCTCACAGACGACGACGGTTTGCTTACCAACTGCGTTATGTCCGTTATAGAGAAACCTCCCGGATGCCGGCAGCTGCATAGGGAAGAGATATCGGCGTTCTGCTGCGCCGGTGACGTCACGCCCCTGGAATGTCTTCATCACCCCATTCAGATCGTAAATCGGTATCAGGATGCGCATATCGAATGCCTGCCCTTTTACCTGATCGGTATATGGGTCGACATAAGCATGTTTTCCCTCGACGCAGTAACGCAGGTCAAAATATTTGGCCAGCTCCGGGGTAATGTTCCGCTCAACAAGATAGTCCGGCAGCCGACCGTCAATTGGCAGTTCATAATGCCGCGGTAAAGCCACCGGGCCTTCAAGGTGCACAGCACTGGCCAGCACAACCTCTTCTTTTTTTGGCGCCCAACCTTGAGACAGGAGTGCATTATGTACGTATTCCTCAAAGGCACGACGAGACTTACCGCTGTAGTGTTTGAGGAAAACCAGCTTGTTAAATTGAATTTCTTCTGGGTGATCGCCGGCGAAGCATTTCCCGACGTTGTTGGTCAGGTTGAAATAGACCTTCCAGTTTGTGCTTCCACATACCGGACATTCTTTGATATTCACTTCGCGGCCGCGGGTGCTTACACCGCCGCGACGATAGATGATGCCTTCCATATCCAGCCATTGTTCGAAATCCAGCTCGGACAGTAACTCTTTGAGGTCACTCATTGTCATTCACCGCAGTTTTTAAAAGACAATATCTTGATAAGCCTCAGTTTTTGAATATCATAGAGGCTCATGTGTTTTTCCTTTTGTGATTAAACAAAAGGTAATTTGGAAGGGCGTGGGGCTGTTATCCGTCTTTGCCCCACGCCTATTTTTTAAAGAACTTCCATGATCCGCTCGATGAAGCGCATCTGTTCGAGGTTCTGCTTAACGCGAATACTCACCCCGCCCTTCTGGTTACGAGAACCAGCAAAATAGAGACGTGCTTCGCCTTTGGCTTCTTCCTCCTCAGTCTTGTTGATAGTGATGACTAAGTCGGCGATACGGACTTTTTCGATATTGTCCGCGGCGTGCATCATGGTGGCCACTTCGGATGAACCACCTTCACGGTTGGTCTGGGATGCCGTGATTCCTGCAACGTTGTGCTTATCGTAGAGAGCTCGCAGATCGGTGTAGATAGAACGGATGTTCGCCCGGTCGTCACGGAGGTCGTAACTGGCACGCATCAAGTCCGCATAGTCGACCACCACCATATCCGGGATCATGCCATTCGCTTTCATGCTATTGAGCATACGATCCAAATCTGCAGGCGACATGCTTCCTGACGGGCGCTCAACCACCCACAGACTACCCACCCCTTTCGTCGCGCCAAGCTCCGCGAGTTTCCGGTGAACGTCGTCACGCTGCTCTACCAGCTTTGACATCTCCGTTTCAGACAGCCGTGCATCGAAGCGATCGGAGAGAATCGAGGTATGCACTTCGAGAGAAAGATACAAAACGTTGTAGCCGGCCAGCGTTGCGTTAATGGAGAACTCCCCCATCGCTGTCGATTTACCTGATTTCGCAAACCCCATGAAGAGCACCATCTCACGTTTCGCCCACCCTTTTTGATAGAGCATACGATCCAGCAGCGGAAGACCGGTGGTGATGCTGTTCGGCACGTAATCATCTGAGGCTTCATATTCACGAGCCTTGTAACGTTCCGCTGCAGAGGCGAAATAGTCATAAATGCCCGTCGCTTCGTTAGAACCGATCTGCTGCACTTTGGCCATGATGGCCATCGCTCCCTGGAAGTCGCCCTTCTCCTTCATCTCGGCCGCTTTAATCAACGCATCGTCGAACGCTACACTTTTAGCGAACGTCGCGACCTGGTCGACCATGTAAGCCGTATCAGAGAGTTTTTCCGAGAGCACTCGCTTAAACGCCGCCACAACATCCGGGAACATCTCTTCTCTGATCGTCTTATCGCGTTTAGCACGCTTCAACATATCGAGGATGGCCGCCGATGAAGGCGCGCTCTTATACATTCTGAAATAGCCCGATACCATGTTCACCAGTATGGCGTTCGCCGCATTGGAGAATTGGTTGGGGGCAACCAGATCGCCGGCACGAGTCAGAAACTCATGATCGCGGCAAAAATACGCCGCCAGACGATTCTGGAAGTCGTCGTCGAACTCTTCAGACAACCCTCGTCCCGTGTGGCAAAGTTCGGTCATGTGTTTGATATCCTTTGGTGCTTAAACAAGTTGTTTTCTAATCGTAAAAATATGAAGCAGGCAATCAACACAGTCGCCGTGCTTCTTCCAGTTCTTCCGGGTAATGGGCATAGATAACGCGCTCAGGCACCAGCTCCATCAACCAGACAGCAGAGAAGATGGTGCGGATACGCTTATCACGGGTGATGTGCTTCAAACGCTCCAGAACCCATTCAAAGTAACGTTCCTGAATTGGGTCGTGCTGCATGTCCCCTAAGTGCTTAAAACTCACTACAGAGTCATCCAGACGCGTTCCCGCACGATTGGCAAGTTTGCTTTCGAAGATCTCAATCAGTTCTGGCTGCCAAAGATGCTGAGGGCGAGGTAATTTGTCCCAGAGCCGGCGCGCAGCTGCAGAAAGAACAGTTGATATAAAATAGTCATAAGAACAGCAATACCGATCTGCAAACTGGCGAGCTTTCCAGAGAGAGGTTTTATTCACCGCCGAAAGCTCTTGGTAAGGCAGGCGTTTCAGACCAGTACTGAATGGCGCCGTCTCGAAATGCTCGCGGCCATGAGACAGCATGATCTGTGAGTATGCGCGCTTATAGGCTTCGGTGAACAGACAGGTTGCCATCAGCGGGTGCATGTCGCGATAGTCAAACCACTTTGTATCAAAGAGCTCAGCCTCTCCCTGGCATCGTGAAAGACCGATGTTTTCCGCAACCCACTTGTCCATAGCGACCGTGTCCCACTCTGTCATGAAGTCGTACTGGCCGTTGTTTATGGTGTCAAAAAAGATCTGGCTCATGCCCTCACCGATAGGTAACTACTTACTTACTATTTAGCAGATCATAGCGACTGGAAAGCAGTTTGGAAAGAGGAATCAGAAGGGCATGTACTGGAGTGTTCTTGTATTAAAGACCTGCTTCTGTATATGTATTATGGTTCTTATTATATTTATATACAGAAACAGGTCATCATTAGGAGACAAAAAATTACTTTTCGATTACTCTTTGTTCAACTTCTTGCATCTGTTTATCACTAAGGCTGGATATGTGCTGACTGAGCAGTTTATTTCGATAGTAGCGTTTTTGTTCATCCGTTAAATCCATACGCTTATCAATAATTCTTAAAGTGTTGCCAAATCTCTCACTAATCGCATCTCCGTTATACACTTCAATGATTGTCTTGATGTGCATGACTAGAATTCCAACAATATAACAACCAAGGATATAAATACCGTCAACAACAAAGCCTTTGACTTGCAAGAAAGGTGTAAAAATATGCAGAATGACACCTAATAAAGTGCCTATCATTAGACCAAATGCAGTCCTAAGTGGGTATCCCAACAGGAGGATATCGAGGGCACGATTTATGCTTTTGCTACTTAAATCTTTATCTAGCATCCAATGCCCCCTTTCCCAAACTTTCATTTTGGGTTTCTTCTAAAACGGGATCATTTAAGATTTTACGTTTACCACCACCACTACCATCATCAATTTTATCGATATTGGCCTCGATAAATTTGAGCAACTGAATAGCCTCAGTACTATTATTGCCGTAAAAACCTTTTGCTATTCGATACGCTAAGACCCGCTCTTTCAACTCCAGTAAAGCGAAGGATATAGTTCCGGTGACAGTGACGATGTAGCTATACTCAAAAAAGTAAGTCAATGTTACACCTAAGAATATCATAATTATCGAGAGGAGCTTTACCTTGAGAAAGGTTTTCTTCTCATTCAAAAGATAGAGTTCAACAATTGTCTTTCTCTTTAGCTCCTCTCTCTCTTTCTTAACAAGATGATTACGTTTCTCCTTGTATTCATTTACCACTTGTCTGTACTCTTCGGATTTAATGTACTTAATTGTATTCCGATACAGAAAACTGGATATCATACCTATCGTTGTGCCGACAAGAGAGATAATCCAATCATTCGATATCCCAAGCCAGCTAATAATTTTCCCAAACGTAAGGGCAGCCAATATGGCTAATACTAAACCAATTAGCCAGCCTAAATATTTTGAAAGAAATTTGATCATATCAACCTTTCTTCATCAACTCGCGCTTTATTTCGTCAGTACGCATCGTCACATCGGCAGCAGTGATCGCCTCGTTCATCTTTACGATGTCCTCAATTTCCTGCGGGGACTTCTCTGCCAGATGGAAAATAGCTGCACGTATCACATCAGAACGGGTGAACTTCTCAAAGCGAGGGATGAACTTCATCATCTCCAGTAATTCGAAATACTCGTCTTCAAGAGACATTGTGCGGCTTTTGATTTTCTCTTTGCCACGTGTTGGACGGCCTTGTGGACGGACGGGCTGGCGCATCGGGGTGCTGCTTTTAGGCGCAGCAGCTTCCGCAGCCGGACGTTTTGCCAGATCACCCATTTTCATGGACATTATTCACCCTCCAAGGTCATTACGTATTCTACTAATGCTTCAATCTCGGCCTCAGCCTTTTTGTCGCGTTCGGCTCCAGTCATCTCAAATATGGAACGACCTGCCTCTTCGGCATCGTCATAGACGTTGCGGTTGTAAAGATTCACCGGTACCGCCTCGATGCCAAATGTTTCGACAATTTCTTTTGCAGCGATAATGCGCGCAGCCTGGGAAGGCAGAGACGGGCACTGGTTCATTACAGCACGGATTTTGATTTGGTCATTCACGCTGCTAACGCTGTCGACGATGGGGTCGATGTCACGCAAGGATTTCAGATCGCGGCGTTTCGGGCGAAGCGGGATAAGGATCACGTTGGCCATCAGCATAGCCTGGCGCTGAATTTCGGAGTCGAAACCACCAGCGTCAACGACGACGTAATCGAAACGGCCGCGAAGCGAAGTGATGTGTTTGATGATGTCATCCTGGACATAGGCGAACGGGATCAGCTCCAGTTCTTCATTGTGCCGGCGGTCTTCACACCATCCTGTCGTGGTGCGCTGGATGTCGATATCAGTGATCTGTACTTTCTTTTTCTTTTTGATTTTCAGACAGGCTGCAATTTGCTGCGCAACAGTCGATTTGCCTGGGCCACCCTTGGTGCCGCCCACCACAATGATCTGAGTCATTCGTGATATCCCTACGTGTGATTTATCGTCGTATGAAACAACTTGTTTTCTTATATGCGATATAGCCTAAATGCCTACGGCTGCGGTGTAAAGGTGAAATGAAAGGCATTTGGCGACGGTCACGAGTTTCTTTGACCAATACCGTAGTTTCGGATGTGGTGAGTGCTTTAATATGCCAACCCCTTGATCGTGCGAACATAGACCACGATTAGCGTCTAGCATTTCGTCGAGTACTCACTATGAGCATTGAGCTAAGCAGCACCCAAAACACTTACGGCCTTCTGAACTCAGGAACCCCATACTCTGCTTGCTGGCGCTTCTTCGAGCCACGGGGAGTCCATATAGACCAATTAGGGGAATACACTCTAAAGCAGCTCGTGGAGAAAATGTATGTACAAAAGCCCCTAGACATGTTCTCTATGAACGCTGGTAAGCTGATTGGACTCGATCGATGTGGGCCAAGACAGGCTATGAATATTTGCAAAGGCATAGAACGAGCAAAAAACGTCCGCTTAGGCCCGCTACTTTTCGCCTGCGGCATCTACGGTGTTGAAGAGGAAGAAGCGTGGTTGCTGGCAGAGAAATTCAAGTCTCTTGAGGCGCTATACGATGCCAGCGTGGACTCTCTGCTAAGCCTTGGTTTTTTAAACGAGTCTGTGGCCGTGAATGCATACAATTTTTTTCGCCACCCTGCCAATGTTTTAGCACTTACCGAATTACAGGAGAAAGCCGGGCTAGAGATAAGTAACGTGGAAATCTGACATCATGTGGTGAATGAGTAAGGCCGCGCTAGATGTCTCAGCGCGGCGTAGATGCTACTTCGCGTATCCCCAACTACACAGCCGTTCACCCAGCGTGTTGTGGATCAGGATTTCCCTCTCAGTTTCTTCTGTCAGGGCGTCGTCCTTGCTGATGTAGATAGGGTTAGCCCCATCGCAGAATTGTACGCCCACGGTCTGAGGTTTAATCACGCATCCACTTATCGCGAAGCTCGCGATGAACGGCAGAAGCATCCTTAGTCCTGACTTCATTAATCGTCTCATTTTTCACATCCACTGTGCCTTGAAGCCGTTTGTTGGTTTCTCTCTGCGCCTTTTCTTCCATGGCCCGCCGGGCAGCGCGTCCACCCCAGGTGTACGCCCCAACAAGCACTAAGAAGACGGCAGCCAAAGTCATGATGGTCGATTTGACCTTTGAAAGCAGGCTGCCGTTCATGGTTACACCACTCCTGCCTGATGCTTACGAACTTGCGACCAGGCAATAAAGCCGGCGACAACAATGGTCGCAATACCGAAGATAATGCGAACGGTATCCCCGCTGGTAATATGTCCCTGGGCCTTATCCATCGCAACGGAGATCTGCGGCATTACGTCCGCCAGCTGCGCAATACCGATACCTGCAGTCACCGTTGCGCCTGCAGTTTCTTTCGTGACAGGTACGGCTTTCACTGCAGTTACCGGTTTAACGACGCCGGCGCGACGCATACCTTCGTCAATAACTTCGGCCGAATACCAGCTGTTGAGTGTTTTCAAAGGGCCACGACCGTTCTCATGACGAATAATCGCCTCCACCAGCGGCCGCATAGTATTGTAGTCATGCAGATCGATGATCATGTCCGGCGTCACGCCTACGGCTTTAGAGACCTCATTGATATAGGCGGCCGTGTTGTTTTCATGCGGCGGCGCCCAACGCTCGATGACTTCGCGGATCGTATCGATGCTGGAACCGTCTTTTGCGCGGCGCTTATCATGGTAGGTGATGAGCGTTACTGTCAGTGCTCGAATCCCCCATACGGGGTCTTTAAAAGTGCAGAACCGCGGTTCCGCCGGATTGTTTACTAACCCTTGCCACGGCGACCCCTTATCCAGGTTACCAGGGTTATTGTTACGAATGCCTCTTGGAGTACTCATCCTTGTTCTCCTGTTATTGCAGTCCATTTTTCACTCCATAAGCGGCCAAACCCAAAAGCAGCACGGTGATCAGGAACGAGGTAATCTTGGAAATAATGCCCCCAAAGAACCCGCTTGAAATCGTGTCGAGCCGATTAAGAAGTTTGTCCAGGTTGGAATGCTGAATGCTATGTTGCGCCGGAGTCATATCACCAAAGTAGGTTCGCAGCTGATCGTTGACCTCCTGGCCAATATCCTCGCGAAGCTCCTTACTTAATTTTCCTACGACTTCTCGCGCCACAATTGCGGCAATGCGCTCCACCTGCTCTGGCGTCACGCCTGCCATCTCGTTTGACATGTCTTCCTCCATGAATAAGTCAAATCGGATGGCAGATTTATATCATAAATTAGAAATTAATTGTAGGTAAGTACTTACATACAATATCGATTGCTTTTATGCTGCTGTTTCTGGCGTTTGCATCACTAGATCCTTTAGATTTTTGAGCTCTTCTTTAAGTTTTTCGATACAGTTGCATTGCTCCTGAACGGTAGTTACCAGGTCTGCGACAATTGCTGTCTGATCTACGTTAAGGATATTGATCTTCTCGCCATCAATTTCTACATCACCGCTTTGGAAAGTGTAAATCGGGTCCACTTTTTCAGCTTGTTGAGCAATAAATCCACGCCTACGGCGTGTTTCGCCTTTCATGTTGAACTCACATACCCCCAGCGCGTTAATACGCTTGGATGCCCCTTTCTGAGAATCCGTAAAATCTTTTTTCAGCCGCACGTCTGAGCCAGTGGTCATAACATCGCCTTTAGGTGTGGAGATTGTCCCACCGGTGTAAAAGAGCCAGGCATCTTTTCTGTCAAAACCGTCCATATACAGTACCACCCGGTGGTTGTACCCAACGTATTCTTCCAGGTAGAAACCACCCCACGCTCCAGACGTGTCGCCGTTTCCGCCACGCCCTGTCATGCGGGACCGGACTCTGCCACCGGAAACTAACGCGCCAATGGCAGGGGAACCGAAGTCGGTCTGCTGGGACACACAGTCATAGCGACACTGTATCCAGCTGCCGATGTCGGCCGCTTGCCCTACCCGCAGGTCTCTGTCTACCCGTAGATGGCTCCCCTGCACACTCAGTTGATCAGCGGCTGTGGTTATGAAACGAGCAGTGTAGTCGTTGGTACTGTTGTTATGATGAAAATCGATGTACGGAGTGCTCATCGAAAGCTCAATTGCCTGCGCAAAATATTTCCCCGCACTGATGTTGCCCGGAACAGTCATATTGCCGGCACTATCGACCCCCATAATCTCCGTCTGGGTATCTTCAGGGCTAATAGTCGACTTATTCCCCTTCACCACGCTGAAGCGCGTTCCGCTGCCTACCATCAGCTTTCCGTAGGTGCCTGATTTTTTGACCAGTCCAATATCGTTGTTCCTGCCCAAAATAAAACCGGAACTATCGCTGGTTATAATTTGCGAGCCGGCGAGGTTGTTTCCCCCTGAAAGTTTAGCCAGCGCATCCAGATCCGAGGCCTTTGCCATCCCGGCAATCGCCGGTACGGTCACCTGCGTACCTGTTATAGGGTCTGTCATCGTAATATTGCCACTACCTGTTAGTGCTGTAGACCATCCTTGAACAACGTTACGCCAAAGGGTAAATGCGCTGGCTAGTTGATTTGCAAATGATGAAGTGCTCGCTGTTTCTGATGTGATAATTCCATATTTCGCGCCAGAAAAAGCTGTTGTGATGTTTCTCGTCAAAGTCAGTTGAGTGTCATTATTTACTGATTTGATGGCATACAGATCAGCACTTCCATTGCGATAAATGACTAAAATTGAACCCTCTTGAATACCAAGTGCGGGCTCCGACCACTTTGTTGAAATACCAGTAACCTTTGCCTGGTTTGCTGCACCCGTTACGGTGCCAACTTCATACATTGCCATAATTACATTCCTTGTAATTTTAATGAGCGGCTCTCAAAGAGCCGCCTGAAACTTAAGCCAGAGAGATGGAGCCAGTAGTTCTGTACATCGAGACAACCCCTGTAAACCGGAACTGACCGCTATCGCCACGATTCGGCCACTGAATGGTAATCTGGTGACGTTGACCGAAGTTTGACGCCGGGATACGGATTGAGAAGATTGATGTTTCAAAGTCCTTACCATCGTTTCCAGAGTCAAAAGTCCAAACGGTCGTTTCATCAACGCGAATTGTTACGTTCTGACGCCATACCTGAACAATCGCAACGGAACCATTGAACACCATACGCCGTTCAAAGGGCATACCGTCAATCGTTGCAATCAGGTAGCGCGTGCCGGATGAGGTATTCCCGGAAGCTGGCCAGTTTTTAACAACACGGTCGGTCATTGTCACAACGTCACCAACAATTTTATTGGCCTGAACAGTGCCAAGCACAGTGCAGTTCTCGTTAATAGTCACGTTATTAAGCACACCAGTATTTGCGTGAACTTCACCACGAATAACTACGTTGTTGAACTGTGAACTACCGTCTTTTCCAATTCTCCAGCCATTTGAACCGTTAACGAAATTGTCAGATCGGATTTCACCGCCAATTTTTGCATTGGTGATGGAGCCATCCTTAATCACAGCGGCATTCATGTAGGCAACGCCATTTTCCACAACAAATGGTGTGGTCGTGTTTCCGTTAGAGGTATTGATTAAGCCGAAGCGATCAGCCTGAACCAGAAACTGGCTCTGCAAATTTTTGCCATCGATACCTAAAGCGATACCAGCAGCATACTTTTTACCGTTGCTGTTGGTTTCCATTTTGACCATCCAGGTACTGTTAACGTTGCCGTTTTCGACAACCGTTTTCTTCAGCTCCTGCAGCTCGGCTGACTGGCCTCCTACCTGAGCTGTCAAATTCGTCTGCTGCTGAGACAGTGCGCTTATCGTTGTGGCCTGGGTCTGCTGAGTTGACTTAATTGCCGCCAGAGAGGTGGTGGCGTTATTCAACTCCGTCTGGTTTTTGATGTTTGCCGATGCCTGCGCGTCAATTTGCGACTGCAAGCTGGTATTCAGCGACGACTGCGTTTTCTCGTTGTTGGTGATGGTCTGCGCCATCTGATCAACCTTCGAAGACGCATCATTCACCTGGGACGTCAAAGAGGACAGCTGAGACGCCTGGGATGTTACCTGCCCTTCCACATTGGTAACACGTGAGGTAAGGCTGGTGAGGGCGGATGCGTTTGCATCTGCCGAATCCTGTGCCTCTTTTGCGTCCGTGATATCAGTGACAACTACGTCATCGATATACAGATCATACCCCGGCGTACCGGTGCCAGTTGACCCGCGGGTAGAAATCCAGAACACGCCGCGGGTGTGGCCAGTCGCTACACGGAGCGTGCCTGTGAATTTCTTCCAGGTTCCTCTGCCCCCCAACGAACCTTCAGTGATGGTGATCGCCGACGGCCAGTTGTTATTGTTGGCAGCGTTTTGGGTCTGCAAACCAACGATTGTTGACCACCCGGATGATGGCGACTGATCTGCCGGCATCATCGCCCAGAGTTCAATGCGGAATACCGCATTTTCTCGCAGAGCAATCCACTTACCAATGGATTTATCGCTGTTTCCGCCCTCACCGGCGCCGCGGGAAACACGCAACGACTTCGTTCCGCTTCGTTTCTGAGAGCTGACGACGACCGCACGCGAGCCGCTGATCTGCTGGTTTTCGGAGTACGTCTCCAGAGAACCATCAAACCACGGGTTACTACCCATTGCCTGAACAGTGCTCAAAGAGTTTTCGAGCGAAGTTGTCTGGCTGCTCTGGGTTTCAATTTCTTTCTCGTTCTGCGTGACGCGGTTCGTTAATGCCGTTAACGCAGCTGCATCAGCTTTCTTCGAAACATTTGTGTTTGTAGTCGCAAGGTCATTCTTGAGTTGCGTAACCTGGCTGCCCTGGCTGGTGATGTCATTCTCTGTCTTGGTCACACGACTATCGAGCTTAGTGATCGCGCTCGAGTTCGCCTGAGTTTCAACAGAGTCGGTCACATCGACGACATAAAAATCATCAAAGTACATCGCACCGGCTGACAAGAAAGCAGTGAACTGAACGTCAGCAAGGACATCCTTTGTCGCCTTCCATGTCCATGACACCTCCTGCCAGTTCGAGGTGAACGGACCATAAGCCTTACTTGCAATCAGGCCATTACCGTCCGCCACACGGAATTTTGTATTGTCGGTCGACTGAATGGTGGTATTAGGGTCCTGCTTTGCCCAAATACCAATTTTGTACGACCGATCCTTTTTGAAGGAGATCTTCTGGCCCACGCCTGCAGAACCACCCGCCGCTAGTTTGGCAGCTTTGGTGCCAAGATGTGGAACCTGCAGCGTTACCACCGTGGCAATCCCGCTCCAGCCTGTGTAGCCCTCCGTACCACGCTCAAAAGACGGGTTTACGATCAGATTCCCGGGGATCTGGCTTGCTGCATCCACGCTGGCGTTACTGGACGCAAGGCTGTTTTCCAGCGCCGTTGTCGAGGAGCTCAGGGAGTCAATATTATCTCCCTGGTTCTTCACTGTGTTCTGGAGCGTTGTAATTGCAGATGCGTTCGCATCAGCCTTCATCATCACACCGCCGGCGGCGCCCAGTCCCATCATTACCCCGTTCACAAACTCGACTGAGGTCGAAATGTGGGCGGTGCCGTCGCCACCGGTTGGCGCACGCAGTTCCAGACCATCGCCAGGCTTCATGCCTTTGCGGCCAAGGAGAATGTAGGCACCACGATACGGCAAGGAGTTGACGACTTCGGATGTACCACCAAGAGATTCCAGAGCAGACAATATCTTACCTCGGTTGCCAGATGGCTCATCGAATGTCAGGACGCAAACGTAAGTGCCACTGGCCAACGCCTCGATATCAGCCGACATCGTGGCACCGTTATTCGCGCTGCCAAAGACATCGTATGTTTTGGATGTCGCAATCACCGTTGATCCGTCGCTGTGTTTTGCAAAAGTGACCAGCGCCCAGCTGCGGCCAGGGGTAAACAGGTTCTTGCCGCTTTCATCAAAAACCCCAGGAGTTACGCTGTTGCCATTCCCCCGTGCAGTGACAGTAAACACAGTGCGACGGTTCATCGAGGCCTGCAGACTGGTAATGCTGCTGTTCGCCGCAGTTAAATCGCCCCCCTGAGATGTCACCGTGTTCCGGAGATCCTGCAATGCAGAAGCATCAGCCTTCTTGGCAATGTTGTTCTGAGCTGTCGATAGCCCGTTTTCCAACGATGTGGTGCGATTTCCGATAGAGCTAATGGAAGTGCCTTGCTGATTCACTTTCGTTGTCAGCGAATCCACAGCCGACGCACTGGCGCTATCAGACGGAGACTCGTTCCAGTCGGAAACAACGTTACCTACCTCAAACTTCGGACTGTTGATGTACACCGTCTGGTCTTTGGAGGTATTGCTCTCGATACGGCACAGAATCAGGCGCTTGGTGCCCGTGGTAGGTGTCTGTTTCCACTTAACCCAATAGCGGGCCCATGAAGTGGTCAGCGTGAACTGCGCACGACCATCACTGTTGTTACCTTTCGCACCCTGGCTGGTCTCGATGGACGTTGTGGTGTTCGGATTGTAGAAGAACGCCGTCATAGTCTGGCCAGCAACGCCGCCTTTCGCATAGAAGCTGTAAACGTACTCACCTGCATCGACCGGCGACTCAAGCGTGATTTCCCGCAAATCCCTGTAACCGGAGCCGGCTTTTACAGTTGCGCCAATTACCGCGTTACCACGATACGTATCGCTGACAACGTTCGACCAGCCGGCCATATCGCCGGAGTTCTTGATCAGGTTTGTACCGCCGACAGAAATTGCATCAACCTTGTTGTTCAGATTCGTGACAGAAGAACTCGTTGAGTTAATGTCTTTTTCGGTCTGGGTAACACGGTTGGTCAGTGCCGTCAGAGCATTTGCATCCGCTTTTTGAGCAACGTTTGCATTTGTTGTTCTCAAATTGTTCTCAAGATTGGTAGTGCGTGTACCAATACTTGAGATGTTCTCCCCCTGCTGATTTACCGTAGAGGTCAGCGAATCAACCGCTTTCGCCGTGGCGTCGAGGGAATCCTGAACTTTGGAGGAGTCGGTTACGTTCCGCAGATGCCAGTCAGTCACATACCAGACGGTGCCGAATGGGCTGGACTGGTTAATTTGCAGGAATGGACGGAAGAAGCCGCGATCGACAATCCCCTGAGTAATTTTGAATCGCCAGGTTACTCGCTGCCATGTGGCCGACGCCTTGCGGTTGCCGCCAGATGACAGAGGCGCGCCCACGCTGCCGCTTGGCCGTGTTGCGGTTCCGAGATACAGGTTGAAATCAGCGGAGCCGGTGCCACACGCGACGAGTGCAGACATTTCATAGACATCCCCCAATGTCGCCGGAATAGCAGCAAAATTGGGGTGATGGTCGCGAGCCGCAATGCGTGCAACATAAGCGTATGGGCAATTGGCTGGCACGCCCTCAGACGAGCTGGAAACCACAGTGAAGCCCATCTGACTAAACTCTGGGTCAAATGTCGGGTTGCTAATCAAATCGCCACTTGTCGCATTCCCTGCGCGTACAGATGAATTAAGCGCAGTGATACTGCTATTCGCAGAGGATAAGCCCGATTCTGTTTGATCGACGCGCCCGGACAACACGCTTAAAGCGCTCTGATCAGCTTTTTTACTGACGTTGTTATTGGTCGTTGCCAGGTCATTTGTCAGTTTGGTGATGCTGTTACCCTGACTGGTGATCTGGTCACCCTGTTGGGAGACCGTATTTTGCAGCGTAGACAGCGCCTGTGCATCTGCCTTATTCGCCAGATTAGCGTTGGTCTGTTCGAGGCTGTTTCGCAGATCGGTAACGCTCTGCGAGGTGCTCGTGACGCGATCACCTACGGTGCTGACGTTTGAGGTGACGGCGCTAATGGCATTCGAAAGCGCGTTCATCCCAAGAGCAGAATTCAGCTGGGCTACCTTCTCGGACAGTTTAAAGCCGAGGTTAATGTAAGCCTGACCAGTCCATTGGTTCACCAGGAACTCAACCGTGCTCCAGCCAGCTTTCAGATCAAAGCTAACCGTATTCCAGCTTGCATTACCAAAGGCAACTCTAACACCGTTCACGTACACGGCGCCCGTATCATCAAAAACACGGGACCCTGGTGCCATAGTGATGGTGGTATCAGCATTAACCTTCACGAAGGCTTTGTAATGCGCGATCACGTAACTGCCGGCGCTCGCAAAGTCCAGTTTTGCCGCGTCAGGAACCTCATCGATCGAGATTGGCGCCTTACCGTTGATATCGCTAAAAGTCGGCTCGGTGGTATTGTTCGCCAGTTGTACGTTGTATACGCTACGCACCCACATGTTCTGGCGGCCGTTAACCATCTGGTTTGACAGCGAAGTGATACTGTTGGAGTTAGACGTAATGTCTTTTCCCTGCTGAGTCACTGTGCTGTTGAGGGTTGATAACGCATTGGACGTCGCATCAATCGCTTTCTCATTGCTCACGTCAACGCAGAAGACGTCATCGAGATACATATAGCCGGAAGCGACACTTGCGCGCAGAGACACAACCACGCTGGCGGTTTTGGCTGGCATATACTCGCCGCTAATAAGTGCCCAGTTAGTCGACAGCCCGGCGCCGGTGATCGGGATATCCTTTAACGGCGTCAGATCTGCGTTTCGAAGGCTAATCTTGTTGTTGCCGGCATTATTGATCGCGAAGTCAGCGGATTTGCGAACCCATGCGCCGATACGATAAGTCTTGCCAGCCTGCAGCTCGACCGTTTGATTGCAGCCTGAGTCACCGCCAGAGGCCAGTTTACCCGCCTGGATGATGTATTTCCCCGATTTGGGGTTTTGGGCCTCCAGCAGAGTCCAACCAACATACTCCCAACCTTCGAAACCACGTTCAAAAGAGTTGTTTTTGAGCATGTTGCCGATGATCGATTTCGAGGCATCCGCATCAGCATTGGCGTTATCCAGCGAGTTTGACAGGCTGGTGATGCTCTGGGACTGGCTGGAGATCTGATTTTCGGCAGCAGTTACGCGGTTTGTCAGATTAGTCACAGCTGAGGCGTCAGCTTTGTTCTTGATGCTGTTCTGCATCGAAGTGATCTGTTGCCCCTGACTTGTGATGGTGCCCTCAACAGACGATACCCGAGAGGTCAAAGCATTGGTGGCACTGGCGTTCGCTTCAATCGCCAGAGCATCAGTGACGTCAACAAAACCAACATCATCGAAGTACTGAGAACCGGTTTTGAGAGAAGACATGATCGATACGTCAACTTTACCGGTCAGCGTCGCCTTCCAGGTATCAGAGACCTCCTTCCATGTTTCATCTTTGGGCAGATTCTCCGGACGGATCGGAATCTCTTTGAGCAACGTGGCCGCGCCAATACGCAGTTTGTTGTTGCCAGGGCTGCTGATCACCGCATCAGTGGTGCACCGCACAAAAGAGGACAGCTTGTATGTCCGCCCTTCGACGACGCTTACAGATTGCGTGATTTGCACCGTTCCGGCGGCGCAAACAAGAATTTTGCTACCAGAATGGGGCGCACTCGCCTTGATAATACTGGATACGCTGTTCCCTGCAGACCACCCTGCCAGGTCACGCTCAAAGGAGGCGTTAACCAGCAAATTGCTCGGGTTGCTTTTGGCAGTATCGGTATCGCTCTGGATATCGCCCAGCGAGTTATTCAGGGTGGTGATGCTTTCACTCTGGCTGCTAAGGGTTTTATCCTGCTGGGTTACGGTCGACTGCAGACCCGTGATCGCCTTGCTGTTCGCAGACACACCAGACTCAACACTTCCTACGCGATTATCCAGCGTAGACAATGCCGCCCCTTGTGATTTAAGGGTGTTGCCCTGCTCTTCGACCTTCTGGGAAATTGTCTGTACCGCACTGGCATCGGCCTTCTGGCCAAGGCTTGTTTGCAACCCGGTAATCTTGCTTGCCTGGGAAGCTTGTTCAGTGGACAGCGTATGCAGTTCTTCTGCAACAGAGGCTTTGTTTCTGTTGAATTCAGTCTGCAGGGATTCACGCGCACTCGCTTCCGCAGCATCGGCGGTGATACGAGCATTTTTCTCCTGATAGATCAGACCGGAGCGAATGTCGTCCAGATTTCCGCTTTCAGAGGAACCGCGGATTTGTGCAGCCAATGTGCTGCGCGCCTGCGCTTCGGCGGTATCCGCATTCGCACGAGCCTGCTGCTCTTCCTGTAACGCGGCCATGCCTGCGCCCGGCGTCGGTCGACCGACGGCGATCCAGTCGAATAACAGGTAATTGTCCGCATCCTGACCCGAAGTGAAATCGAAGCGGAAACGACGAATCGTTGTCGAATCCCGCCACTCAATGTCGTGCAGGGTCAGAATCGCAATACCCTTGTCGTCGTATTCCGGTTCATTGATAACCACGGAGCGACCAGCATTCCAGCCGGTTTCATCAGCGCCGATCCAGAACATTTTGGCGTTCCAGGTTGGGTTGCCAACCTTTTTAATGCGCATCTTAATGAAACGATAAGCATGGGCATCGATCGTCAATCCGTTAGGGGAACGACAGGTTGAGGTCGGATTGTTCGCTTTCAGCCAGCCATCGCTGGTGACGCTCATTGGCGTGTAGCCATTATCATCTTCCGTCCAGCCTTCAGCGTCCTGGTCGAAATACCAGATTTTCAGAGAGTCAAACTGTTCCCCTGTGCCAGCGGCAATCTGCGAGATCTGTCGCGCGAGGTTTTCGTCACCGGAGGTCACAACCTCAGACAAGCTATCGATAGAGGTTTTCAGCTCATTCTTCGCGCTCAGCAGTTGGTCGGCCGCTTGCTTGGCTGCATCATTAACATCTGCAATACGGTCATTCGTCTCTTTCTGAATGGCCGCAGTCAGATCTTTGCTGGTCTGGGACAGCGACGTTGTCAGTGATGACTGCGCTTTCTTAATCTCCTGCGACAGAGCAGCGTCGCCGTCTTTAATCGACTGTTTTGCAGCTTCAATTTGGCTGTTTACATTGGAGATGTTGGTATTGATCGTCTGGTTGACCGTATCAATATTGTCGACAATTGTCTGATTGACAGTATCAATGTTCTCTTTCAGCGACTGATTGACAGAGTCAACCTGCGCCTTAATTTCGGAGGAGGTTTGCGCAAGGTCGTTTTCAACTTGCTGAATAGACTCGTTGACTGAGTTCTGAACCTCGCCAATGGCGTTGTCTACCGCCTCCTGAGTGGCTTTGCTGTCGATTTCGTCGAGCAGCTCCTTGCCGAGTTCAGAAGATGTGATCTTATCTTTCAGGAAAGACAATACGTCGCGAGTGGTGGCCTCTGTACCGAGGTTCGAGTTCGGCTGGCCTACCATCCCACGTTTGTTTACCGCACGAATCCAGTAATACCAGGTCTCGTTGTCACCCAGCCCAGCGTGAGTGAAAGTCGTTGTGGCGGCCTGAGCAATGAGTGTCGCGGTGTCCAGCTTATTTGTTTTGGACGCATACACGTTGATCTGCGCGAGGTCGACTGAATCAGGGTTAACCCAATTCAATACCACGTTACGATAATCCCCCACCGCGGTCAGTGATGTGGGCGCCCCTGGAGGCGTCATCGTGCCTTTTACCTGATAGACAGCAGTAATGATCTCGGATTTTTTGCCGCCGAAGGAAACGGAATACAGCTGGAAGTCATATCGCCCATTTTCGGCAACATTGACGATTTCATATTGTTCTTCCGTGGCGCGGGCAGATTGCCAGTTGGAGACGTTGCCCTCGTCGGAGCGGCGCCAGCTGACCCAGTATTCTGGTGATTTACCTTCCCAGGCAAGCATCAGCTTCACGGACAAGTTGCCCGGACTGGACAGATAGGTGCCTTCTGAGATGACCAGATTGCTCGGTTTGGAATATGTGGGATCAAGAACCGTCGTATTTTCTGGAACGAGCGCGGCCCCGTTATCAATCGCCTGGTACTTAGATGCATTGTTCTGCACCACCGTGATATCAAACGACCCCGGGGTTTCACCTTGCGCGATAGCGACAACGCGCGCCCGCATTGGAACCAGGTCTGGTTCGGTGATCGTCCAGACGCCATTCGCTACTGGTTGATCGGCTGTGGCCAACGCCGTCTTGAAGGTAACTTTAGTGATGTTGTCGCCGGTCTCGTTGATGTCTCGCTCAACGATTTTGCCTTCCTGATTGATGATACGGATGAAGCTACCGCTCTTTTTCAGAGAGACAGGTGCATCGAGGGTGATGCTGTTTTTGGTGAAAGAGACAATGCGACCGGAATTGCGTTTGCCGGCACGATATTTGTTCTGGATCAGAACGGTTTCGCCCGGCATCAGGAACGAGGCGTCCAGGCCAGCGGTAAAGGTGATCATGTCTGACTCCATACGCGCGGTATAGAGCAGCCACAAACCTACACGATGAGCCTGACCTCGGCTGGTGCATCCGAACGCAACGGCCTCGGTCTTGCGCTCCCCGTATCGGGCCATCGCTTCCTGATCTTCAACATACTCAACGTTCTGCTTATAGCCGTCTTGTTTGTTGTTATAAGTGATCAACGCTACGGACGGCCGGTCTTTTCGAGCTGAGCCTTTATAGGTAAACAGGCCATCTTTTACGTTTGCGTTGGTAAACAGCATGACAGGGTCAGACGGGCTGTCCTGCATGATATTCACCATGCCACCAGCCCAGAAAACCATGCCACGGAAAGCGCCGGCAATATCCTGAATCAGACGATAAGCGTCCTGACGGCTGGTGATCTGGGTGTTGATTGCAAAGCGTTTTTCTTTGCCGCCAAAGCCATCATCAACCTCTTCGTCGCAGTAGCGACCGATCTGATAAAGCTGGCCAAGGTCAATCATTGACTCCGAAACAAATTTGCCGAGGCCATAACGAGCATTGGTCAGCAGATCGAACAGAATCCAGGCAGGGTTGGAAGACGACAGAAGTTTAAAGGTTCCATCCCAAACGCCGTTATAAGTGTTCGTGTTTTCATCATAATTCGAAGGCACACGGATTTTGAGGCCACGGATAAGATACGAACGTGACGGCATAGAGCTACCAAACTGCTCAGAGTTAACCTTAAGGCCAACCAGAACGGAGTTCGGGTAGTTCATTGGGGTGTCAACGATCTCACCGATAGAGTCGACCCAGGTATCGTTAAAGAGATACTGATCGTTGCTGTCGGCGGAGAGACGAAGCACGCGCACTTTATAGGCACGCCCAGGCTTTGGAAGCTGGATTTCGTAACTGCGGTAGTAGACACCAGTCTTTTTCGCAGTCAGCGTCACGTCAGAGCTGCTCTCACCTGCAGCAATCACGTCATAGAAAGAGCCATTGCCGTTGGCCAGCTGGAACTTAAACTGGACCGAAGTACCGTTTGTGTCCCCTGTTTTCTTGTCAATGTTCCGCAGCGACGGGAACTTCATGATCACTCGAACACGATCAGCATCGTCGTTATCGATGGCGACCGTAACCGCGTTTGTGGTTTTCAGCTGTGTATTAACGGCCTTTGGCGTTTCGACAAAATCGAAACCAGGCATCGGGCTTTGGTCTTGCGAACCATCCCGGAAATCCCAGGTTACACCGGAATAGTTGAATGATCCGTCTTCGTTCTCCAGCGCCACGCCATCGATGAAGATAGATTTAGCACCGTTAATAAGCCCACCAACAACACCTTCCCCGAGCAGATCGAGGATAGACGCCATGGCCCGCGAATTAACGGTATCATCCGCTTCAACTGGTGTACGGCTTGAGCCTGAGCTCTTTTTGCCGCCCGCTCCCGCAATCAGGAGGGGCAATCTCTTTTTCTTGAACTGATCCATGTTCAAAAAACTTCCCTTACAGTTGGTCTATGGTGATTGAAGAACTCACAATCTGTGAGCCAACTAAAATTTCCTCGCCGTAATTAAGCTGAACCGGGTTTCCCTGGTTGCTGGTGTTTTGAGGCCCATCGAAATAAAACGAATCCGTGTTATCCGCCTGTCTGACAGACGCATTTGATGCCTGCGGCGAAATCAGCATGGACACACCGCCCATCATCAATGACATCCCTCCCATCACCAGCGCAGATGACGCACCCGCGGTAAGACCAAAGCCAATCGCACCGACAGCGATCATCGCGGCGCCCACGAAAGTCTGGAACCACCCAAACGCCTTACCACCGCTGCCACGTGGTACGGGAGTAATGCGGATTTTTGCGATATTTTCCGACTCGCCCATCATCTGGTATTCGGTGTCGTCCATTGACCACTTGTGGCCCTGCTTATTTGTGACCTGGATGTGGTACTTATCGAAGTGGTTACGGTTACGTTTAATCCAGGCTTTAAAGCCCGGGCGATTCGCCTCAATCAAATCGATGGCTTGTTTGGTGTTGCGCACCTTCAATTTCCAGTGGCGGCCAAAGTTCTTTGCCATCGCACCGCCGAGCTGAACATGAACTAATTCAGACACGTCTCGTCTCCCTTGAGTAAATCCCTGTGACGCAGGTGATGCGTCGTGTGCTTCTGATACATCCCACCGTAATAAGCCCGACAGCTGAGACGGTCGATCTGGTGATGCATGATCATGCCGTCGCCGATGTATACCGCACAGTGATCTGGCATTTTCCCGTACTGGATGAAGAAGATGTCGCCGCGCTGGGGTTCCGTCCCCGGCGCCATGCGGACAAGTCCTTCATTTCGGTAGTTCTGGTCGAGGATGTCGTTGTCCCCCGTGTACCAGGAAGGAATATGCAGGTGGGCGTTTGCATTCAGCTCAACGTCAAATTCACGCTTTAGGTAATCGCGGCACAGCATCCAGCAATCAAACACACCGAATACGTATGGGCGCCCGAGGTAGGGCATCTCAAAACCACACGGGTAAATGACGTTCATTTCGCTAAAGTGGAATGGCATATCGCTTTCCACATTTTTGCGAATTGACAGAATCATCCACGGTAGTTCCGTCGCCTCGCACCCGGAGCGATCCGGGTCTGACGCCTCTGCGCTGCGTTCAACGTGAGAGTGCCAAATAGCGATCACTTCCCCAGCATCTTCGGCCGCAATAATGTCGCTGGCACGCATGACAAAATCCTCACGTGGCGTTTCAGAGACATTCATCGCTTCCATAAAGCGATATTTCTCACCCTGTGTGCGCACAAGAAAGCCACACGCTTCATTCGGGTAACGTTGGATAGCGCAGCGATAGATATCCTGCATGACTTCTGAGCCCAGCTCAGGTAACGTCTGGTTACTCATATCGTGTCGCCCCAATAAATCCGCCAAAATGAATAACGCCATTCGCGAAGTAGTTGCGACGAGCATTACAGGCGTCGTAACGCTTGGTGCAGTAGTCGGCGCCGGCCAAAGAGGTTTGCTGGTTGTTTTTGTCGAAATATGGGCCGGTGTAGCCACACTCTGTTCCGCGATATTTCCACGGGCAGCTGTTTTTGATGATCTGACGATACGGTAGTTGAACACCCATCAGATCTAAGACGCTGGACAGCTCGAATTCGACATACTGGTGTGTCTCCAGGGTCTTCTGTTCGACGAACCACATTTCATCAGCGAAATGCTGACTTGGGTCTGCGGTCGGGTTTCCATCCGGAAAGTTCACCGCATCCAGAAAACGTGCCAGCGTCATCTTGCGAATGATTTTGCAGCCAATCAGATCGTCATTGGCCTGCAGCTCCGCAGAAATTACACCGTCGTAGTTGGAAACCTGAATCTTTGGACGAGGAAGTGTTCCCTGACCGCTTTTATCAAAGCCAGACGCTTTAATTGGCGACGGCTCATAGGAAACTCCCTGCCAGACAATTGGCTGGCTAAGCCCGTTGGTGCCGGCATGGAAATACAACTTGCCGCCGGAGGTTGTCACCGACATATCCAGCTCGAACAACTCAATGAGCGCAGAAGGCGATAAACTCTGAATATCAGCTCTAATACCCATCACTTCATCCTTGAAAAACTCAACGTCACATCCTGTGACGTTGATATATAATAATAGATAAGTACTTACTTATCTATAGCCGCAAATTAAGACTCAAAAACCTGTCTAAATGTTGCCGTAAGCACTTGATAGCCGGGGTAACGCTTTACCGTATGGCTATCACAAACCACGATAATTGCTTTGCCTCTTGGGTTAGTCCAAATGAATGACTCCACCCCTGCGCGGGCAGTCAAAAAGTCATCAACGTCGTTTACCACGTCATGGCTGCGGGTGAACGTGAGAGACCACTCTTCTTTAATCCGATTGAGCCCCTGCGACTGGCGCTGCTCGTAATCGTCGCCGTAGTTCAGCACGGTCACGTTAGGCTTTACGGTTTTCTCAGACTCATAATCTGGATACCAATTAAATACTTTCCTCGACATATCACTTCCTTGTTATGGCCGCCCGCTAAGGCGGCCGGCTTTACTACCCTCTGGTGGTATGCGGATTAAGTGAACCACCAGAACGTTTCTCTTCGGCAATCGTCTCAAGCACAATCGACTTAATTTGCCGCGCTGCACCGTTCCAGAGATTGCTCTCGCTTCCACTGCTGCTCTCGCTGGTTCGTCCATCCTTGGTCACATTGATTTGAATTGAGACAGGGGACACCGCGTTACCCGTACTCTTTCCAGCCGACTCTGCAGAAAGTGTGACTGGAATGGTTCGACCATCTGGCAACGGAACGTAAGCCTCGTTCATTGAGCCCTCGCCAAACATCGCCAACTGTGGTGAGGTGGCAATTCCGCCTTTCTGATAGGTTCTCAGAGGTACAACCCCTTCCTTGCCAAAGATGCCGCCATTGGCGTGTTTCTTCACATTTGGCTTTGAGCCTGATGGCGTCGAAGACCCAGCCCAAGCGGACACTGCGGTACTGGCCAGTGACAGACCGAAATTCAGCCAACGGCTGGACGAACTCGACGACGAAGCACCTACCATGGCGAATGTAGCTGCCAGCGCCCCAGCCGCGGTAGACAGATTCCCCATACTGAGGATGCTGCTGTTAACCGCTTTGGTTTGATCTTTCGTAGCGTCAGTACCGGTGAACAATGACTTAGTCCAGTCCCAGACGCCATTCACCGCCTGACTTAAACCACTGGCCGCATTCTGAGACGCTTGCCCCATAGAGTTCACGCCGGAGGCTGTCTCCTTAGTGGCCTCGCCGACAGATTTATCCCCATTGGCCACCGACACACCAGAATTACCGAGCTGAACCCCTTGATTAGCGATCGCAGACGCTACGCCATTCATGAGATTTCCACTTTGTGCATTGCCGGCGTTTGTCGTTCCCATTCCCAACATATTCATGAGAGGCAGAGTGATCTGGGTCTTCACGACCATGTTGGTGATGTCTTTAAGGATCGATGTGGCCAGACTGGAGAAGCTCATCTTCCCGTTAACAACAAAGTCAGTAAGCGTGTCGGTTAAGCCGCTAAACAGATCTGTCCAGGTGCCCTCAATCTGCTCAGCCAGGTTCTCATACTCCAGAGCCAACTGCTGGGTCGCTGTACCTGTTTGCTTAATCAGCGCATTGTTGCCAGCGGCCACCAGCTTATTAAGCTGCTTGTTGTAAAGCGAGATGATTTTCGGGTCAGTCGCCTTATCACGCAGCTCGATCAGCGCCTTAAGATTGCGATTGTAGGTATCCGAAAACTCGGCAGCCTTCTCCTCATGGCTTTGCATCAAGCCTGCGCTGATAATCGAATCCGATTCCGGCGCCCAAGCGCTGATCATTTGCTCGACGTTGCGGCGATTAAACATTTCACGGTATTCGGGGGTAGCGTTCCTCAAATCCGCGAGACGTTTTTTGGCCTGGTCAACCATCTCCTGCGAGATAAACTCGTTAGGCGTGGCGTTTGCAAGATCGGTTAGTGACTTGGTGACATCACGCAGCGACTGATCAAACGACACAGTGGCCTTTGAACTTTCGCCCATTTGCCCCATGAGCTGATCAGCTTTATCCAGAGCCTTCTGGTAGCCGGCAGCCAGCTTCTGTTGCGCACTTTCCTCCCTCTTCGCGGCGCGTTCAGAGGCATTCGCGGTACGCTTCCCCGCCCTCTCGGCGGCAGCGGCATCCTGTTCACGAGCTTTGGTTAGTGCGGCTATGGCGGCTGCACGCTCCTTCTCGCTCATCTTTTCCAGAGAAGATGCGGTTGAGGCTTTCTGCAGGTTAAGCTGAGTTTTAAGCTGCTTCGGCCCAATGATAGGTTTTCCTTCAAAATCCATCATTGGTGTGCCATCAGGCAGCGTGCGTTGGCAAACCGCAGAGTCCATCTGGTTGCGCATGTACTGCGCGAGCGCTTTATCAGCGCCTTTGTCGCTGGTGCCCAACCCAAGCACTGTTCCCTGGTTGGTCTTCACGCCCTTCCCGGTTTTCGCCGCGTTATCGCGTTCAAACTCAGCCTGTGTCAGTTCCTGAGCAACAGTTTCAAGATGTTCCTGATAGCCACGAATACTGCCCTGCAGCTTCTGTACCTGTTCTGTGTTTCCTTCTTTTTTTGCCTTTTCCAGCAGATCGCTGAAGTGTGCGATCTGCTTTTCAGTTGCGGTCTTGCGCGATGATAAAGACTCAACCAACTTTTGGGCTGGTACCAGATAAGATTTATTTACCGTTTCTCGTAATGGCCCCAGCAGCTTGTTCTTTTCATCATCGGACAAAGACTTGTCGTCATTGATCTTCTGAATTTTCTCCAAAGCTTCCTGGCGCGCTTTCACGAACTTGGCCGAAAAATCTTTGTTTTCATCGCGGATTTTTTCAATCTGAGATTCAGCCGCCTCTTTTGCGAGACGTTTGGAGACGGCAGTGTCCCCCAGTTCAATAGTCCCACTAACTCTATCGCGTTGTTTGCGAAGGTCGCTCAGTTCGGACTCGACCTTCTTACGGTCAATTTTGATAGTGGTTCCGGCCATCCCTGGTCCGTAGACCATTTTTTCACCAGAATTTAGCTCCTGCTCCTTCTGAGCTATTTGGCGATCAAGACGTTCCTTGTAATCCGCCATCTGTGCCCGCTTGGCGGCCGTCATCGCCTCGGGGATTTTGCGGATCTCATCAACGACTTTTGACGTTTCGCTGCGGAGCATAGTCATATAGCTGATCAGTCCAGCCACTGCTACAGCTGCAACGGTAAACGCAGCACCAATCGGGTTTGCTGCGATAAACGCAGTCAGCCCAGCGAATGCCCCTTTCAGCCCCGTAATCGCCCCACGAATGGCAAAAATGAGCGATGGGATTGGTGCCAGACCCATGCGCGCAGCACGATTGAAACGAGTGACCGCCGTCGCTCCCAGCGTGAATGGTGTCTGGATTACAGTGGACATTTTCATGAAGGTGGAAAGCATCTGGCCGCCGGCGCCGATAACACCTAAAATGCCCGCTCTGAGCATTTTAAATGCCACCATTCCGGCGACAATTTTGCCCAGCGTAATAACCAACTCCTGATTCTTAGCCAACCATTGCGCCAGCTCGCGCAGGCCATCAATCGCGGTGGTAAGCCCCTCGCCCAATGAATTAGCGAACGAAATGCCTTCTGCGCTGTTCATTACGGCCGCCAGCTCTTTCATCCCCTTGGTCAGAGAATCAAGATATCCAGCCTGCCCTACTCGATCGGCAAACAGAGTGAAAGAGGTTTGCAACTGCGCCAACGCACCGGTGTAGGTTTGCATCATATCTTTGGCGGCATTTTCGTTTTCCGCACGCAAACCAACAAACATCAATGAAAGAGCCTGTTTCGCTTCAACGGTCCCACTGGAGACGGCTTTGGTTAGCTCCCCCATCGTGATACCAGCCGCATCTGCCATAGCCTTCATCGCATTTGGAACCGCTTCACCCAATTGCTGGCGGAGCTCTTCCATCGACACAACGCCTTTACCAGACATCTGTTGGACGGCCACCGCCGCTCGCTTAAGCAACTCACTATCGCCACCAAAACGTGCGACTGAGTCCACCAGTGCCTTTAACGAGCCATCTGTAGGATCGAGCCCAGCAGAACGGAACTTCACAAATGAGTCGGTTAAAGCCTGCATCGCAAATGGGGCATTTTTAGCCATGTCCACGATGTACTGCATGTCTTGGGCGGCAGCTTCTCCAGGATTGACCTTATCCTTGTTCAACCCACGCAACATGACACGCATACGCTGCATCTCGGCCGCAGCCTCTACGATCGGCTTCTGCCAACCAAACAGGATGTCAGTGACCGTTCTGGCCGCATCCCCAATTTCCCCCAGAAGGAAAATATTGCCGCGTAATCCAGAGAAGACGCCATTTTCACGACCACCACCGCGATGGGACGCAGCGGTAAATCGATCAGCGCCACCTCCGCTGCCTCCCCCGCCCGTTGTGGTTGTTCTAACCCTGACCGGACGGCTGATCAGCTGCTGGCTTCGAATAACGCCATCCATCTGATCTTTGACTTTTTTTAACCCCTCGGCCGCCTGGCTTGTCGTTGTTCCCCAATTACTCAGACGCTTGCTGGTCGCATTTAGTCTGGTGTTCATTCCACCAAGAGAAGTAGTGGCACCCTTGATCTCAGTGTTGAATTTACCGGCATGGTCTCCTGCGTATTTAACCCAATCAGAAAACTCATTGAGTTCCGACTGAACCTTCCGCAATGAGGCCAGGAACTTGTGCGTAGACGATGTGGCTGAATCAACGCGATCGGTGAATGTCCGCAAATCAGTGCTGATAGCGGACAGTTCACGTTGTGCCTTTCTAGAGGTGTTGGAAACGAGCTCAAAACCGGCAGCTACGTCCTGTAGTTTGTCTGCCGTAGAATTGAGTCTGGTTTCAAGAGCGCCAAGAATGCTGGAGACCGAACCCAGAGAGCGCTCGAGGTTTTTAATTTTTTGAGCCGGTTTGGTAGCCCGCTCGCCAAATTTGGTAAGTAATTTACCCGCCCGGTCGATTGACGCCGTAAACTGTTTGTCTTCCAGCGACAGGATAAACTCTACGTTTTGTGACATTCCCTTGTCATCCTCTGCCAAAAATTTGCATCAGCTGCTCTTTGGCGTCGGGGTCTGCCTTATCCATATGCGGACGGTAGACTTTATCAGTAACGACTGGCCTTCCAATCCTGAGTTGCAAACCCTCCATGAACGCCTTAACGCCATCGCCATCCGCTTGGGCGACGCGGGCGACCTGCAGATTGCGGACATCCTCTTCCGCTCGCAGACGATCGATATTGCGGCTGAGCATCCAGAACATGGTCAACGGGACACTCAGTAGCTCTGTTGGCGATACGGCGTAGTGAGCAACTACACGACTGAAATAGAATCCGAGATCTATCGAAACGGTCTTTACCCCGGATTCATCGCGGGATATTACTTTGCCCCTTCGCCAGCCGCTTTTTCGTTCTCTTCATCAATCACTTCCATGGCGAAAGTGAAGATCTGCTGGAGTTGCTGGACAGTCAGTTTTTCCAGAACGGAGTCAGGTACTGACGGAATGACTTTGCGTACCAGTTCTGCGTAGGCAGTTACCTGGTCGACGGGAGACATATTCATGAGGTCTTTGTCTTCCATCTGCTTGATAGAAACAAAGAGGCCGACGGTCATTTCAACGATGGGATATTCTTTGCCACCAAATTTGATGCTTTTTTTCGGCGGCAGAATGGAGTCGAGATCGAGTAATTTGGTCATGGTTTAAATCCTTTTAAACTCATACAGAGGCCCATCCATGGGCCTCTTGGGTTATCATAATTTAGCTTGCGGCAGTTACAGAGACGGCTTTGGTCGCCTTCTTGGCGCCGTCATTAGTTGTGAAGGTGATATTGGCTGAACCGACAGCTTTACCAGTTACCAGTCCGTTCTGATCTACGGTCGCTTTATCAGTCGCATCAGAGCTCCACACGCCAGTCTTATTGGTTGCATCGGCCGGGGTAAAGGTTGCGCTCAACTGAACTTTAGCGCCCACTTTTACGGTCGGTGAAGACGGGGTCAACGTGACGCTCTCAACCGGCTTTGGGAGGCTCATTTTCCCCAACACGCCAGCGTCGTCCGGGTAAGCGGAAAACTCAACTGAGAACACGCGAACGTCGTCAGACTGGTAGGTCATGGTGAAGTTACCCGCGGTTGCTGCTTTAGGGATGGTCAGAACATAATCCGTCGCATCCTGCGGGGTCAGCACCAACTCTTTTGCAACGTCGATCAGGTTCACACCCTGCGCAGACGTGATGGTTACGGTATCTTCGCCAGAACTCAGCGTTGAACCTGGCATCAGATCGACCATGTTTTTCAACACGGATTCAGC